CGTCTTGATGGACCGGGTCGCCTCATCAGCTCGAGCTTTCGCGCTCTCCATGTCCTCGGTCGAAGCGATGCCCTGCTTCGTCCGATCGACGATCTTCTTGAACTCCTCCCAGCGGTTCATGTACTCCCAGAGCTTTTGCCCCAGAGTCACGAGAACGCCGATTGCGAGGCCCACCCAGCCACCGAATGCGTCGAAGATGATCTTTGCGCCGGCCATCACGCGCGTCATCAGGCTGATGCCGTTGGCCGCACCGATAGCGGCTTGGGCCTTCTGAGACATGAGGCCAGCGATCGTGCGAGCGTGTGAAGCGGCCTCCGCTGCGGTCGCGTTCGACTGCGCGGACACCATGTTGGCGGTACGCTGGGCGTTGATGTTTGCGAGAATCGCAGCTTCGCGCTGCTTGAGCGCGTTAATCTCGCCCTGAATGGTGGACAGGTTATCCGCCACGACCGAAGCGTTATTGCCCAGGCGACCCGCTTCAGCCATCGACGCACGAGCGGCGGCACTCGAGCCGGCCTTCTTCTGGCGCATGGCTGCTTCAGCGGCCAGCTCAGCCGCCATCTGCTGCGCGAGGAACTGCTGCTGCAGACGATTCAGCTCGTTGTAGCGAGCCACTCGAGCGCTGATCTCGTCGGCAGTTGCCTTGCGCTCACGCTCCAGGCTCTTGACGGCCGCAGCACGCTCGGCGGCATCTTTCTTCTCGAGGGCGGCCTGCTCACGAGCCCACTGAGCCTGCTTGCGGGCGAATGCGGCTTCTTCCGCCGCGATTTCGTTGCCGATCAGCGTCTGCTTGTCGATCAGCGCCTTGCGCTTGGCATTGATGTCGTCCTGGTACTTCTGAACGATGCCGTCGATCGAGCCCTTGATCGCCTTGAAAGCGTCGATGAAGCGGTTCGCGACGAAGTAAGCGACGAACGCCTGGCCGGCGAGCTTGATCGTGTCGGCCCATTGGATCATCGTCTCGACGGCTGTTCGCAACACGCGGACCAGTTGCGCCAGCCCTTCGCCCAGATCATTGGCGAATCGCTTGGCCTGGGCCGTGCCGAACATATCAATCAGGTCTTGCAGCTGATTCTTCGACTCCTCGAAGAACTGGCTCTTGCCGGCTTCCAGCTTGAAGAGGTCGAACTTCGTCTTCAGAAGGGCCAGCATGCCCGTCCACGAGTTCATCATCGCCTCGGCGGCACCGTCGTTCTGGAACCGCATGACGGAGAACATATTGTTCAGGGCCTGCGTCGCCTCGACGGTGCCGGTGGACACGAGCTTCGCGAACTTGGGCATCGACATGCCGGCGCCCTGCGCCATCATGTTGATCGCGTTCGGAACGGCTTCGCCCAACTGCTGACGCAGTTCTTCCATCGAGATCACGCCCTTGCCGGCCATCTGCTGAATGGCGATGGAGGCGCGGTGCATCGCGTCGGACGAACCGCCGAAGCGAGCGACGGAATCGACCAGAGCCTGCATCGACCCATTGGTCGGGTCCAGGCCACCGGACTTGAGCTTCACGAAGGCGTCGGTCAGAGTCTTGACCTCGAAGGGCGCACGCTGCGCCAGGTCAAAGACGAACTTCACGTTCGACAGCGCCTCGGCTTGACGCGCCGCCTGCGTGGTTTCCTTGCTCATGCCTTCCATGAGCTTGGTGAGCTTTTCGACTTCGCCCGAAGTCTTCAGAATCGCGCCAGGCAGAGCCATGAAGATGTCGTGGACATCGTGCATGGCGTAACGCAGAAGCGATGCGGTTTGAACGACGGAACGAAAGCGCCCGCCCAGGCCGAGGAAGTGCTGCTCCAGGGCTTGCGTGGACTTGGAGGTCTGGTCGATGGAGCGCTTGAGCTCCTGGATCGTCCGACCCGCCTTGATTGTCTTGACCGTAAAGTCGCCGTCGTCCAGCGTCATTACGACCTTGATGTCACCACCCAGCATTTCGCTTCCTTTACATCGCCGCTGCCATCATCTTCAGTTCATTGAACCCCGCCTCGTCACGTTCGACATTCATCGGATTCGAGTCACCCACGTAGACCGTTCCGATCTCCAGCACCAGCCTCTCGTGTGTTTCCTTGTATCCGTCGGCGCTTTGGGCTGCCGACACGACCATCAGGTCACGCAAGTCACTCGAGGCTCGCAGGCGGCGAATGTTGCCGCTCATCGTCCAGAAGGCTCGGATCGGCATTGCCATCACCTCCTGGTAGGACATTGAATAGAAGTGGCTGACCTCGCAGAAGATGAACCCGAAGTCCACCTCTTGCGCGGCGCCCTTTATGCGTTTCCCGCTTCAGCCTGAGCGCCTTCGACGAGCTTCGTGGGGTCTTCACCGCGAATGAACGCCGTCAGGGCGCGCAGCTGATCCAGAGACAGTCCCATCACCGCCTGGGGGTCCAACTCAGGGATCGCCCGCTTGATGAGCTTCACCGTCGCCTCGATCTGCTTGGCGTAGCTGGTCTCCTTCTCCATCTCCTCGGCAACCCGAGTCGTCTCGATGAAGTCCTCGACCGACATTTCCTTGATGGCGTATGTCTTCTCGCCGATTTGTACTTCTCGAACCTCCTTGGCTGCCAGCTGGTTCAGATTCAAAAGTTTCGTCATTCTCACTCCTCGAATGTGCAAAAAGAAAAGCCTCGCACTTGGCGAGGCTTATTCTATACGACTTCAGTCAGTTGTGAAAGAGCTTAAGCCCCCACGGTGAACAGCTTGCCGCTTGCGTCCGGGTAGCCGGTGAACTCGGTGTTGTACACGCGCTCGGTGTCCAGCTTGTACGCGAAGTTCATGGCGCCGGCCGTGGCAGCCAGCGGAATCACGAAGTCTTCGGACTTGTCGGACAGAGGCTTGCCAACCGGGTGGATACGCAGCTGCTTGGCGAAGTCCAGGAGGTTGTTGCCCACGCCGGTCGGCACGGACACGGACTGGCCGGTCGGGTCGGTGCCGCCAGCCAGCGTCGCGCCGGAGACGGTCACTTTGGCGCCAGCAGTGCCGCTTGCCAGGGTGAAGGCGTTGCCCTCGACGCCCTTCTTGCCAGCATCGCCGTAGGTCAGCTGCGAACCGTAGGTGACGGTCACAGTGCCCGAAGCGGCAGCGTAGGAGGCTTGAGCGATCTTGGGGTCGGTCGAAGCGTTCAGAGCGGCAGCCAGGTTGCTGGCGGTCGCGGCGGCGTTCGCGCCGATCAGGGCTTCGGCGCCTTCGCCGGTCAGGGCGGTACGGAAGGTCACGGTAGCGCCGTTCACGATGACGGTGTCGCCAGCAGCGGGCTGGGTGGCAACGGTCAGCGTGCCGGTGGCCACGGTGCCGCCGATCGCGGACAGCGTTGCGCCAGGCATGATGGTCACGAGGTTTTCCAGCGTGGTTTCGGCCATCGGCACCTTGGCCATGACTTCGCGGCCCATGATGTATTCGTTGATGGTCGTGTTACCGAACTGGTCGATGTTGACCTTGTGGGTTTCGGTGGTGACGGTGACTTCCACGCCGCCCTGGGTGAAACCCAGGTCAACGCCGTCGAAGAAAACCTGGCAAACGCCAAGTTTCACGTTTTTGGTACTTGATGCCATTCGAGAGCTCCTTTGCAAAGGGGATTGAAGTCACTGCTTAATGACTTCGCCGGTGCCGGCACTCTACCACAAATATGCACAAAAGTCCAGTGCTTTTTGCTAGTAGTAAGACCGAGCTACATCCACTAGACGTTTCATCATCTCAGCGGATACATCATTGATCGCACGCTCCAGGTACTTACCGCCCACCTTTCCATTGCCGGAATTCTTCTGCCGCGACAGCGGGCCGAGCTTGAAGCGACCGTAAGGCGCCAGGTACTCGTGCATGATGTAGGCGTACTGACCGATCGGCTCACCCTTGTAGCCTTCCTGGGTCGTATCGACGAAGACCGCGACCGACTTTCGTCCGAAGCGCCCTCCTTCGCCACGTTCGGCGTCAATTTCCTCGACCGAGATCGCGTCCTCGAGATTGCCGTGGTCGATCGGTGCGTACAGGCGCGCCAGGCGCTGAATCTCTCGCGCCTCCTTCTTCATCTGCTCGTAGACCCCGCGCTGCGCTTTGGCGCCGGTCTGCCGCAGAATCGTCATCAGCTCATCGACGCCTTCAAGATGCACGCCCATAGGCTGCTCCGCAGTAGACGATTTCGAACACCACCTGAATCTCGAAGTAGTTGCCGTCGCTGATCGGGAACGTCGCCGGCAGGTTTCGCGGGTAGCACCGCTTGATGAGAATGTCGTCCTGCTCGGTTTCGAACAGCGTCAGCGCCTTCATGGCATCTTGCATCAGCGCCAGACCCTGCTCGTAGCGGGTGCATCGCACGATCGCGGCGAACTCGCTCTTGTAGTAGCCAGGCAGGTTGGGGTCGATCCTCGTGCCGATCAATGGGCTACGCAAAAGCACGCCCTCCTTGCACTCGTCAGGCATGAAGTTGACGAACAGAGTTGACCCCTGGACGCCCAGGCCCTCGAACTCCAGCTTGTTGGCAATGGGCATCAGGTCCATGTCAGCTCCAGATCACGCAGCGGGTCTCGATGTGGTCCACATCCCCGGAGATGTTGAAACGCGGATGCTTGGAGACGATCCGCAGCTTTGCGTCGCCGATCTCGATGATGTCGTTGATGGCGGCAATCGTGTACTTGGTCAGCAGAATCACGGCATCGGCCGTCAGCTCGCGAGCGTTGCCGCGAGAGGCTGAGCTGTCCGCTCGCACGGTGGTTTGAGCGCTGACGATGTCGAGCTTCACGACCGCGCACTGCTCACGCACCCGGCGTGCCGGCAGCGGCTGGCCGTAAACGTCCGTCTTGCCGGACGAGACGCTGATGACGCAGGTTTTATTAGGCCGGAACATGAGGTGCAATCGTCGCGGTTGAGTTGTAGTGAAAGACCCGGTCGGCAATGTCCTCGAAGCTCGGGTAGCCCAGAGTGTTGCCGCTCATCGAAAAGACGAGCCCATTGTTCTTGTGCTCCGGATCGGCGTATCGAACTTCGGCCAGGTCGCCCGTCCATGACAGCTTTGCCATCTCGGCGTGCAGCCAGGTGCGGTACGCAAAGTGGCGAGCTTCGGTCGTCATCAGCCCCAGCGCTTCGTACGTGCGTCCGCTTGCTGTCTTCACGGTGTACTCGGGATTCATCAGTTGGCGCTGCAGCAGCAGCCCCATCGACCCGTGCATGTTCTCTTTGACAGCATCGAGCGCGTTGTTCTTCATCCCCTTCATTCGATCCACAAGCAGCTCGATGTTCTGAGCCGTCATGCTGTCGATGCGCTTGAGAAAGTCCTTGGTTGCCTCGACCATCGCTTCTCCGCTCATCTGAGCCACGAAGTCGCGAACGCTTCGGTCGGCGAGCTCCATGTAGGTGCGGCGCATCGCATCGCCTGCACTTTGCATCTGAGCGATCGACATCGGCGAGACTTCCGTTCCAGGGCTCATCATCGACAGGTAGCGTCCGGTGAGCGCCGACAGGAACAGCCCATACTCTCGAGCCAGGCGTGAGGCGAAGTCGTTGAAGATCATGCTCGTCCGATCCGCTTGGCGAAGGTCACGTAGTAGCTCAGGTAGCCGAGCGCTCGACGGCAGACGGGCAGACGCAGTGCGGCACCCTGGCCGTACTTGACGCGAGTCTCACCGATCGCCTCTTCGACGATGCCGGCGGCCCGCTTGTTGTCGTCCGCTTCGCCGCCCAGGATCGCGTTGGCCTCGACGACCTGCGCCTGACGAAGCGCACGCTTGAACTTCTCGGGCAATGTGTTGAACTGCGTCTGATTCAGAAGCGCCAGGTTGCCGTTGAACAGGAACAGAGAGTTGCGAGCCACATAGCTCGACTGAAACTCGCCTTCCGGCACGTACGACAGCTGATCCTGGCTGAAATTCGCGTTGGAATTGAGCAGCCCGAAGTTCAGCTGGCAGATGTGCTCGCGGGCGTCCATCAGCGCAGCGATCTTTTCCTGTTCCGATGCGGCGTTGTAGGCCGCCAGGTTCGGAATGCTCATGGCCATCATTTCGGCCATCGGGTAGGTCATGAAGCTGTTGTCCGGAACCTTCAGCGGGTCCAGCGCCTCGATGCCGTAGCTCTTGACCAGACCCACGGTGCCGGCGTCGGTCGCGCACAGCAGCTCCACGGTGCGAACTTCACGCACGTTCTCCGCACCCAGTTGATTCTTCACTGCGGAAACGGTGACTGTTGCCTGCGCGTCGCCTGCGGTGAAGCCCGACAGCGGCCCTTGGGCGACAAGCTCGGTGCCGTCCTGATCGACGACCCGATACGCCACCGAATTGACATTCAGTGCATTGCCGGACGCATCGACAAGGTCGATTGTCAAAACGACATCGGTGTTGTTCAGGAAGACATCGAGCATCGCTTACTCCGCTGTGGGTTTCGGTGTGGCCTGTTTCTTCAGGATTTCTGCGATCAGGCCAACGATCGAGGTGCCCTTGACGCCCAGCGGATCGGCGATCTCTCGAAGACCGGCGATGCCCTTTTGGTCGGCGATCTTGGCGAGCTCCTCCTCGGTGTAGACCGTGGTGGGCGCTTCGCTCTGAGGCGTCTGTTCGGGGCTTTGTTGCGGTGCTTCGGGTGACGTGCGGTCAGCCATGCCGACATGCGCGGGCACATTCATGTTGTTCAGGTACATATCGCCCACGTTGGCGGCGGTGCCATCTTCCCAGTCCGCACCGATGGCTGCGGAGATGCGAATGGCGTCGATCGGCGATACGTCAGTGACGGACAGGCCGTTCTCAAACCACACCACGCCCATCTGGCCGGTGTAGCTCTCGAAGCCTGCTTGTGTGAGGCGCAGCTTCATTCGGCCGCCTCTTCTTGACCTTCAGAGGTCAATTCCGCCTGCTCTTGCGGTTTCTGGTCTTCTTCTTGACCTTCCGGGGTCAATTCCTCACCACCTTGCGGATTGGTGTCGCCGTCGCTCTCGACAACTTCCTCGGCAACTTCTTCAGCAACGAAGAGCGAACGCACGTAGGCAAATTGTTCAGGTGCGGCGTCTTTTACAGACAGGCCATTTTCGAATTTCACATCACCGAGCAAGCCGGTGAATGTTTCGTAGCCCGCTTGGACGATACGAATTTTCATGAGGTGACTCCTTTACAAAAGAAAAAGGGCAAGCCTTTTGAGCTTGCCCTTATTGTACGTCAGTTGTGACTGACTGCCAACACCGATCAGATGTTGGACACGCCCTTCAGACGGCCGATGGAGCGGGTGCTCTTCAGGGCCAGGCCGGTGTACCACTTCAGACGGATGCGAGTGGCGTCCTTGTTCTGCACGGTGCCGATGTTCTCGACCACGATGCCGGCGTTACCGCCGCCATACAGACCATGCAGGCCATCCAGCTCGTTCAGACGCAGAGCGTAGACAGAGCAGGTGTTGGCGTTGGAGCCTTGAGCTTCGTCGGAAGCCAGGAACTCGTTCATGATGACCGGAATGCCGTTGTGGGTCAGCATCGGGCGGCCAAAGTTCTCGAGCTGCTGCATCACGGCGTCGGTGCCGTAAGTGGCGCGCAGGAGAGCACGGAAGGCACGGATGGTGCCACGGCGCATCACGATCACATCGGGACCGTTCGGCACGCTGTCAACCAGCTCGTCGAGCATGGTCAGAGTCAGGGCGTTGCCGTTGGTGCCGGCGTTCACGGTCTGGGTGCCACCAGCAGCGGCAGCCAGCGTGGGCAGACCATCGAACTCTTTGGCGTTGGCAGTTGCGTTGCCTTTGGCCAGAGTGCGGTGGAATTCGCGAGCGACAGCCTTGGCTTTCTTGGCGATCTGAACGGCCATCTGGTCGTTGGTGTCGCCCATGGTCGACTGCAGGAACTTGTCCACGTCCACGTCACCAGCGAGGATACGCAGTCTCACGGTTGTACACATAGGCCTTGCCATTCACTTGCGAGAAGGGCAGGACGGCCATCAGGTCGTCGCGGTCGATGATCTCGTCGATCACGCCAGCGATCAGCTGGTTGTTGCTCAGCTTTTCAGCTTCTTGGCGCAGGAGAGCCATTTGATGAATCCTTTCCAGGAGAGGGTTGTCAATGTCTCGGCCCTTACGTCGCTCTAAGTCACCGATGAGGCAGCACTATACCACAGTTTGTGGCAAATTGCAAGTCATTGGTGACTTATAACTTAAGCGATGTTCAAGCCTTTGAGACCGGACGCAATCTTGGAAACACCATCAGTAGGCGCATCCGGTTTTGCACTACCGGCCGGTTTGCGTGAATCCGAACCAGCGCCAGGTTTCATCTTGCTCTTGAGCAGATGATCCTTCTCGGGGTCGGCCTCGACGATCTTGCGAAGCGCGGATTCGAAGTCAACGGCGTTGCCGTACTGATCGACGATAGCCGTGCGGTTCGCAGTGCCGCGAGGTTTGTCGTAACCCACCACCTTGCCGTCTTCCACGTCGAAGTATTCGCCGTAGATGACACGAGCCTTACCGGGGGTCAGCGTCAGCTCTTCCGCAATGAACTTCGATTGCGAGAACTGGGTGCCGATCGACAGGTCTTTGATCGTGCTTTGGGTGGAGTTGAGCTGTTCGCTCAGTTGCTTGATCTGGTCCTGGAGCGTCTTGACTTCCTTGCCATGCTCTTCAGCCATGCGCGTTTTCAGACGATCCCAGTCGCCCTTGGCCTCGAGAGCTTTCTCTTCAGCCGTGCGCTGGTCTTCCAGCATCTTCTTGACCGCCACGGGGTCGATGCCTTCGAAGTTCTTCAGGAGTTCCTGAGCCTTCTTCAGCTCGGCGTTAGCCTTGTCGAGCTGCTCCTTCTTCTTCATGTTCTCTTTGAGAAGACGAGCCTCTTCGTCGGACGGTTTGTTGCGACCGCCCTTGCCATCACCGTCACCGGAGCCGCCCTTGTCGTCGGGCTTGTTGTCGTCGTCACCACCCTTGTCATCGGGTTTGCCGCCGTCACCAGAGCCGCCGTCACCGGAAC